CCTTCAGAAGATCTATAATTCTTTAGTCCTCCGAAATGTTTAGTATTAGCTGCATCGCTGCTCATTCCATAGAACTTAACAAATTGCTTCTGTTCAATGACAGGCTCATATACGCCATCGGTTCTATTTTGTAAGAAGTACTCATCCTTAACATTATAGTATTTGTCAACAATATCTCCACCACCTTCGTCGTGTCCTGCTAACATTCCACCAAGCATAACAAAGTCTGCTCCTGCTGCGTAGGCTTTAGCAACATCTCCTGGACAAGTACAACCACCGTCGGCGATAATAAAACCCCCCAGTCCGTGTGCAGCATCAGCGCATTCTATAACAGCACTAAGTTGTGGATAACCAACACCTGTTTGAATACGTGTAGTACATACGCTACCAGGACCGATACCCACTTTAACCATATCAGCTCCAGCCAGAATCAATTCTTCTGTCATTTCACCGGTCACTACATTGCCAGCAATGATTACAATGGATGGGTAATTTTTACGGAATTCTTTTACAAATGAAACGAATCGTTCAGTGTATCCATTCGCAACATCGATGCAGACATATCTTAAACTGCTGCCTACTTCTCTGTAAACATCTTCAAATTTAGAGTAGTCTTTATCGCTAATGCCAATACTCATTGCAGTGTTAGCTTCACTATCTGCCGTATTGTCTTTGAAATATTCAACGAGATCGCTAACACTATAGGTTTTAACGAGACATGTAAAGATACCATGCTTTGACAGTTTTGCAGCCATTTCCATAGTTCCAACACCATCCATATTGGCTGCCATAATAGGCACGCCGTCATACTGGTATTTTTGAAAATCGAACGTACGGTTTAGGTCTACTTCTTTTCGAGATTTGAGGGTGCTTCTCTTTGGTCTGATGAGCACATCTTTGTAGTCAAGCTTCACATCATTATCAATACGCATTATAAATCCTTATTGGAATAGGTGCCACATAGAGGCCAATTCACGTTCAGTAAACTTAGATTCTAGCACATTAACCATGCTACTTTCGAGGGTTGCTTCGTTATTAAAGGAAGCAGAGTTTTGTAATAATGGTAAGTTTTGTTGTTGGATCTCTACCATCTTTACCATCCATGCTGATAAACTTTCAGCGGGAGTAGCTTTACAACACTCACATTCAGTATTCATGTTGCTTTTCAGTACTACCGAAATATATTTGAAGCATTTCAATACGATCTGCAGCAGCAGCCATTTTGTCAAGTTCCTCTTGAATGGCTTCAACAATATCGCTATGCTCTCCGATACCAGTGGCGTTATTCATATAAACCATGATATTAGTTTTTGCACGTTCTAGTTCACCTTCGGCGTGCATCCTTGCAGCTTTGACTAATTGTTCTTTCAATTTCACTTCCTTTGAGATTTTATCCATTTTGCAGCTATTCCATTTTCCGGTGGTTTCTTAGACCACGAAGATACTGCCTTATAAGCTTTCATAGTAGACCCTTCGATGTTAGATCCTGCCGAGTTGTCAATGACAATCATACGGTTTCGAAACAGGCCTTGGAATTTACCGATGTTCTTTTGAACATCTTTCCACATTTTCACTACCAATTCTTCTGGCAGAGAACGTGGTCTATCTTTATTGCGCTGAATAGCAGTTTCAATATCAGTGTTAACAAACACCATCTGAACTGCATATCCTATTTTTCTTAAAGAGTTTACTTGCTTTTCGATTTTTTGATAGTCTTTACCAGTACCATCAACAATCAAACCTAACCTACCTTGTAAAGCAAGCCTCATTTTCTTAGTAGTAAGTACTTTAGCTCTATCTCTAACCATCTGTCCCTGAGCAGACGCAATGTCTGCAGGATCAGTAGTGAGACCAGCTTTTTCCAATCCAGATTCAAATGCATCGTCAGAGTTAATGAGTTTAAATCCTAGTGATTGCAGTGCAGTCTTACCGACTACAAAGGACTTACCTGAACCAGGTCCACCTGCCAAAAAGACAGCCTTGAATATTGCGGGATCATTAACCCCTTCTTCGAGGTAAGACTTAAATTCAACTGGTTGCATTACTGCGAGTCCTTGAAATCCTTGGCGGTTGGCCTATCCGGATCTCCCTTAGGACGCATCTTTTCTTTAGAACCATTCTTAATACGCTTACGCTTCTTATGGATATTATCCCATAGTCCGCCTTCGCCGATGTACTCACCTTCGTCGTCAAAGGCTTTAGGGTTCTTCTTACGATACGCATCTAAGTCTGCTTGTTGAGCAGGAGTCAGATCTTTACCTTCATTTAAAGCATTGATGATTTCTTCATCTAATGATTCAGTACCTTTAACACTTTCAGTATATTCTGAAGGTTCATTACTATTACGTGCTTCACTAAATGATTTCATCTATTTGTTTCCTATGTTATACTTGGGGCAGAGTTCCCACTTAGCTTTTTCTTTATAAGAGACGACTTTAATCTGTCTCAACGGAGCACGGTTTAGGACTTCTTCTTGTGCGAACGTCACAAGTCCCCAATCGCTTAACAACGTAGCAATAGTATTACGTCGTTCTATGTCGTTTTCTAATAGGTTAGACGGTTTTCCATCTAACAAGAATAGCTCTTTAAAGTGGACAATAAAGTATCGCCCTTGCTTATGTAGGATATGGCAAGACTGAAATAGCTTGTTGTCGTGACGAGATGCCACACCAATCCGCGTTAGAGTTTCTCTGACTTTTAGAAAGTCATCTGGTTCGCTGAGGATAACTTCCAACATAAGAGCTGGAGTCCACTCAATGGGTTTACTTTCTTCCACCTTTGTACACCTTCTTTTTCAATTCTTCAATTTGTTCATTAGATAATATTGTCAAAACTTGGCGTGCTTTTTCATTACTGTAGCCATAATATTCTTTAACAACTTCTAAGTTATCAGGATTAATAGCTTTAGCCCATTTGGAGTAACGCTTCTTTTTCCTAACAGTATTTATCAAAAAAGAAAACTGGAGTCTGGACTCCAGATGGTGGTAACGATTCATCTCATTGGCTAACAAGACTGTGTCGTGGTGATAAGAAAGACCTCTGTTTACCATAAAGGAGTTGTACCCCTTCTCGGCAACATCATCGACCATGATATCTTTCTTGGTGTCGTTGATCGCTTTTAAATATTCAAATGGATTCATTATGTACTCTTTCGCGCAATTCAGTAGAAGAGAAGTTGTGATTTCTTCGATTGTAATATGTATCAATGTTATATAGGCCCTTGCCGGTAAACGACTTAAGCTTATACTCTTCACCGATGATACGGACATTGATTTTGATTGCTGATAGTATATTCAATAAGTCATCTTCAGTAGCATACGGTATGATCTTATCGACATACTTACATCCATCTAGTTGGATATATCTTTCGACTATGCTTTGAACTGGTAGATTCTTATCGAGTCTTTCATGTGATGGATCAATCTGCAAAGCAGCAATGAGGAAATCGCACTGCTGCTTTGCTTCATGAAGCATTAGGACATGACCTGTATGAAACAGATCAAAGGCCGAAGCCGTAATCCCGACACGTTGGTTAGCGCCTACTTCCATTCCGAACCTGCCATTATCTCAGTCATACAAGCGACTACGTTCATCTCATGATCTGCGACGAAAGCATTCTTGTATTGATAATCAGCAAGTATTAACACAACATGTGGAATGGATTGTGGCTGCAAGTAATCGGCCATTTGATCGTAAACCGCACGGAATATTGCCTGAGGTTCACTATCAATATTGTTAACTACCCATTGACGCATGCCTTTGAAGTCTTTGCCCTTCAGCTTATCGATCAGGCTTTTGACATTGGTGTCACCTAGATTAACTAGGATACCAGCATCAATAGTGCCACTGACCGAATACCTTTGGACTTCATTCAAGACACGACGCCAGTCTGGGAAGTAACGCTCGACTAATTGGGCAAGTACCTTAGGTTCGTACGTGATGTTTTCATTCTTTAAGATTGTCATAAGACGCTTAAAGAATTCACCAGCAACTACTGGTCTTTCATCATTTGGAATAGCAAACTCAATGACTGAGCATCGAGAGTGCAATGGTTGTATGATACGGTTCTTAAAGTTACATGTCATAATGAAACGACAATTGTTTGAGAACTCTTCAATGAAACCACGTAAGGCAGGTTGGGTTGATTGAGGATTAAGGTAATCAGCCTCATCAAGGATAACTACTTTGTAGCCGCCTTGAAGTGATACAGAAGAAGCGAACTGCTTAATCTTACCACGTAGGGTATCAATGTTACCTTCTTCGGAACCGTTGATTATAATGTAATCAAGGTTTAACTCATTGCAAAGTGCTTTTGCAACGGTTGTTTTACCTACACCAGCTGTACCACTAAACAACATGTTTGGCAACTGACCTGTAGTGATTAACTCACCGAAGACGGACTTGAGCGAAGTGGTTAAGACACAATCATCGATCGTGGCTGGACGGTACTTCTCGACCCATAGAAATTCATTAGACATTCACGTACTCCATAATATATTGTATAAGGTATTGTAACACGAATTAAGGGTAATGTACACATATAAATGCACACTACCCTTAATGATTTATCCAACGACTGATTCGTATAGATCTTCGATCTCTTCCTTTTGTTGCTGGAATTGAGCAAAGTTTTGTTTGTGATACAACTTAGAAAGAGCCTTGATTTGGTTCTTATCAATACCTACTTCATCAGCAATCTTAGAGGCTGCCTCCTTTTGGTAATCCCTTTCACCATCCATGCGAGTCATCGAATTCGACATCTCTTTCATGCACGATAAGACTTTTTTACGATCTTCTGGGTTACTCAGCATTAGGCACATCCGCGACTGTATCTCCAGCTGCAGCAGCTTCTGCTGGCTTATTTGCTTCAAGGAAAGCCGCGATTCGATCACGCGCGCCACCGACTGCTGTAAGTTCTTCACCTTTAAAGGCTCCTCGTGTTGATGCAATATCAATAATTTGAATGCATGCTTGCAGATCACCCATACCCAATTGGATAGCTTCAGGTGCTGCTGTTTCGGTTGTAGTTTCAGGTGCTGCTGTTGCAGCCGTTGTATTATCAGCCATGTTGACTTAATCTCCGTAAGTTGAGTTTTTCTCTAAAGCAACCCAGTATTCTACCGGATCTTTAGTATTTTTAAAGTGTGAAATTAGCTTTTTAGTGATAGCTACATCATAATCTCCATTGACAAACTTCCAGTTTGCAATATTAAATATTAAACGAAAACCTTCTTCTTGCCGAGTGCAATCGTCTAGTTCAATCTCGAAGCTATTTGATGTGGCATCTGTCACATCTGTAACAACGATTGTAGCAGTATTCTCATTAGGTTTGCCAGTTATTACTGCAGTATTTATACCTAGTGCAGAAGCTGCTTTACGTATAGATCCCATAATATCTTGCGTTAGTGAGAATGCTACTTCGGTTGAAGGCATTACTACATCCTTCGATGGGGACGTCAGGATAGACGGTTCCGAGAAGAAGTAATTTATAGACTGCCGACCTTGAGAGATACGTACAGACTTATGCTGATCATCAAAGGTAAGCTCAGGTTCTTCGAACATACCTACAGCACCTAAGAACTCATGGAGATCATAGATACCAATCTGAGCTGGGATATCCTCAGCAATAGTTGTAGTTGCAAGAATTGTCTTAGACTCAGACATAGTCTTCACTACGTTGCCAGGGTTTAGAACAACCTGGCTGTTGATGGATGCGAAGGATTTCAGCATCGCGATTGTTTCGTTTGATAGTTTCATATTTTCTCCATGATCAATTCGATTAACATAAGGTTATTATAACACAGTTTAGTCGGTTTGTACACTACTATTTTCCTTGTCATGTACATATAATGCAATTAAAGTGTAATGCATGATTTTAAATAGATCTTTACGATGTTCATCTATAGATCCCTTTTTGCCATACCGTTGAAGGTACTTGTCTACATTACCTAGGCAAAAACCAGTACCATTGCCACGATCTACAATGACTTCGTTAGCTTGAAACTTTGTCTTGCCATAATGCAACCCATAGGTGTTATCCACGTAAGTGTGGAATTCATCTATGAGATCGCCTTCGTTAAACTTATATTCCATACTTATCCTTTATTGTTGAGTGGTTGATATTGCTTCAGTTAGCATATCGTCAAAGTCGACTAACTCAGCTTCATCATTTGCAGCAGACGATTCGCCTGTTACGGTATCATCAATCATCTTGTAAAGATCTTTGAAAGCGTCTTTTGTATCGTTGTCAAAACGACTGATACACAGATCAATAGCTTTAGCACGATCCTTAAAGATAGAGTAAGTCTGAACGATGTGACATAAACGACGTGTTGAGATAATATCATCTACACCGCCATCTTCGAATGTCTTACGAATAGTCTCAGACCATTGAGTTAAACGATCAGCAAAGTCAGTGTCCATAGACTCAAACTTATCCATGTGCTTTAAGACGATCTTCTTCTCAGTAGCAAGAGTTGGATAAGGCTGTTCCATTGTGATAGTGAAACGCTCAAGGAAAGCTTCATCGATGATAGTGGCTGCAATGAACCGTCCATCTTCTGAACCTTGACCTTTAGTGTTTGCAGTAGCAATCACATTGAAACCCTCACGAGGCTTAATAGTTTCACCGGTTTTCTTGATCATAATAGGCTTGCCTTCAAGTACACCTTGTAGACACATGATCTTGTTAGAACCACGATCGATTTCGTCGATCAGAAGTAATGCGCCAGCTTCCATTGCCTTAATGACAGGACCTTTTGCAAAAACAGTCTCACCGTTAATAAGACGAAAACCACCGATTAAATCATCTTCATCAGTCTCAGGAGTAATCTGAACACGTACATACTCACGATTAGTGTGTGAACATGCTTGTTCGACCATGGTAGTTTTACCATTGCCAGATAAACCTGTAACAAATGTAGGATAGAATGAACGTGACTTGACGATCATCTCAACATCTTTTGAGTGTCCCCATGCAACGTAGTATGGATCGCTAGCTGGTACATATACCTCGCTATTGATTATTGATTGTACACCAGATGGCACGTTGCTTACCTCTTTAGTTGGTAGCTGACGAAATGGTACTACGGCAGATTCTAAGTTGTATACACCACGACGAACCTTAGGGAACGATGTAGTAAACTTATATGCCTCGCCATCTTTGATGCCAAGCTCACGAGCGATAGCAGTTACGTCAGCTGGACGAAATTCTACTTTGTCTGCAAAACGTGATGCTAAAGTAGTCGATAGGGTTTTTTCAATAAAGTTCATAATATAATTTCCTCAAGTTTGTATTTAGTTTACTGGCATTGCCATCATATGGATCAAGTTCCACCAAGTGTATTCAGGGCCAAAACCGATATCAATCCAGCCTAACATAAACACGGTCATTAGTATATAACCAAAGCCTTCTGATATTTTCTGAAATAAAGTCATACTGTTCTCCTCATCATTTATGTAACCATTATACCACATAAGAATGAGGATGTACACAGTTAAATGCGTTTATTTTCACTTTTTTTAAACTATTTTGATATAAGCATATAACCATTATGCCACCAGCTTTGCAAACTGAGTGGCTAATACGCGATTACCTTTCTTTGAAGATGTATGCTTCTTAAAGGCTTTTGTGATCTGAGCCTTAGTGATTGCTGTATACTGAGGTTCAATCTCAAAGGAATCATTGTCTGTATTCAAAGATTGACCTTTCAAGATGAAGTACTTATCGTATCCACGAACATTGTCATGTGATACAAACTTCTGAGAGTTATACAACTTACGTGAAGCTGCCATCGTCTCTGAAGATGTTAAACCAGTGCTAACACGCCATTGCTGTTGCTTAAAGTCTTTCGCATCATTACAGACATAAAAACCTATAACTGTAACGCCTTGAATTTTCTTAAGCTCATTTAACAACGCAGGACCTAAATCCCACCGAGAAGATGCTTTAACAATAGTGCCATTCATCTTGATAGCAAAGGCACGTGCAGATTTGACAGTGTTATCTTCACCCATCACAGAGCTATTTAAAGGTCTATAAACGTGAAGTCCGTCACCATCACCGTCAGTAAGGAATACCATATTGATTTTCTGTACGCCGGTAGTTGCTTTAAATTCTTTGACAATATACTCAGAACAAAGAATAGTCTCATGCAATGGAGTAGATCCATAGTACTCAACGTGTGCCTGAAGATCAGAAGAATGCGAACGATCTAGTTGAATAGACTGCCTTAGCAATAACTCACGAGCTTCTTTAAGATCAGAACGATTTAGCTTTGAACTAAGTAATTCAAATACTGCACAGTTTTTCTCTGAGACATGTCCTGGATATTCTTTGTCTTCTTGATAATGCTTATTGTAAGTACCGTCATCGTTCATCCTGTATTCAGCACGCTTCGATGTGAAACCATACACCACAAAAGGTATGTTTACCTTTGCACAGAAGTCTGCAAGAGTAATTGCTTGACGCATTACCTTACCCATAACCATAGACATTGAACCAGAGTAATCCACAAACATAACCATACCATGAGATTTAGCATCTGCAAGGTTTGTTACTTTACGAAATATGTCATCGTTGTATTTGTAGCTATGAAGCATATTGACATTGATTGATCCTGAGCGAGACGTCTGAGAACGTTGTAAACGGTAAGCCGCTTTACGCATCTCGAATTCTTTAGCCATAGTAGCAACTACAGGCTTATTCTCAGATTCGAATGAATTGACAGCTTCTAATCCAGCGTCACTAATTGTATCATGCTGTGTGCCACGTTCAATTGCACGTATCATACGAAGTTCTTTAAGCTGCTTATAAGGTATGATACATCTGTCAGCTTGCTCTTTACTTAAACCGTTAGCAAATGTTGGCTGATCGCCATACTTATCCACATCTAAAAGCTTGTGCTCATTAGCACGAAAAGCCTCATCAGTCTCAACCTTCTCAATGTCATCTGGCGCTGGCTTTGCAGCAACAGGTTCTTTTTCTTCGTCTTTACCAGAGTCGTCATCTGTAGGAGTTTCATCTGGAGCAGAAGGTGATTCACTATCATCTTCTTCATCATCATCAGAATCGTCGCCTTTATTTACAGACGTAGGTGCATTCTCAGGCCATTCTTCTTCCTCTTCAGGAGGCTGAGGTTTCTGCTGGTCTTTCATAAATTCGTATAGCGCTTTACAAGCTGCTATAACATCTTCCCAAGTCTCGACAGCCATAACTTGATTTACGATTGGAGTCTCTTCAGCGGAAAATTTGATTTCAATCAGATCGCGAAGCTTTGCCTTTAAGTTGATCCTATCAACAACCGACATTTCGGAGACATCGCGTCCAGCGATCTGAAAGAAATCTTCCTTGTTCAACACAATATATCCACGTTTAAATGAGGAGACAAGACCTGGATAAGTGCGTTGAACAAGTTTCTCAATGCGAACGTCTTCAACAACGTTTACATAAGAACGGGGACATCCTGGGATTTCTTCGACTGAATCATGCCAGCCATCTGCAGGAGTATAAAGTGCGTGACCAACCTCATGACCAGTTAGTAGGTCATATACGTCTCTGCCACGGTCTTTCCATAATGGTAAACCGAGGATACGTTTTTCAACGTCAAAGAAGGCAGTACGGAAGTTACCGTGCTGGATCTCTAGGTTTTCTTTAGCTAGCAAACGTGCTAGGGTCGCTTGGGATGAATTAATCATGTGTGTCTCCTCACTGAATATGGTACCATTATACCACAACCGTATATAGATGTACACAGTTAAATGCGCTTTATTACACTTTTATTTATATTATTTTAGTATAAGCATATAACTATTTGATCTTAGAGAAGTTATGCTCCTTTACGAACTCAATCTTGGATCCGAACTTGCCATCTAATAGATCACCTTTGTGTGATATAACGAACACATTGCTATTATCTTCAAGAGTACCTAGTATCTTCATTAGGTTTTCTACACCGTCATGATCCATAGATGAATCAAAGGTTTCGTCTAATACGAGGAGATTGGTTGATGTTGAGTTCTTCATGCGTGCAATCTGACGCCATGTAAATAGCAATGACAAATCGATACGCTGCTTTTCACCCTCAGAGAATGATGCATAGTTAAAGGTATCACGATGGCGTGATCGTATGGTTTCAGTGAAGTTTTCATCTAAGTTAAATGCTACAAAGAAGTCTAGGACTTGCAAGTAGTTATTGATTAACTTATTCATAATTGGAAGATATTCTTTGACAACCTTTGTCTTAATGCCACCGTCTTTGAGCATCTCTGCTGCAGCATCATTGTACGAACGCTCATCTAACATTGTAAGCTTCTTCTCAGACAATGAATCCCTATTACTAGAATGCTGTTCTAAATCACTATTTGCCTGACCTAGATCACCTTCACGTGATGTGAGGTTTGATATGTCTAACTCAGTAGTACCAATCTGCTCTTGAAGTCTGGCAATCTCACGATTGTTAGAAGCGATATTCGATGTGTTATCACGTACTTGCTGACTGATATCACCTAGCCGTGCAATGGTATCTTCTACGATTGCGTATTCGGTTGACACCTTAGTGACACCTTCTTGTAGTTCCTTTGCTCTAGCCTGCGATGATTCTAACTTTGATGCACGTACTTCTTCATCTATAGATTGTGTACACGTAGGGCATTGATCTGTTTCCTCATAGAATTTAGCTTCTTTGACAACAGTATTGATTTGAGTATTAAACTGTGCTTGATAATGCATCAACGATGTTCTTTTATCATGAGCAGCTTTAAGACCTTCACCTAAACCTATTTGAAGACTCTCAATGAAATCTGTTGCTTTAGCATTAGTACTCTGCATCTCATTAATATTAGTCTGAAAGGATGCAATAGTAGTTTTCTTAGAAGTGATTTGATCATCGTTCATCTGAGTGATATCGCGTATGTACTTACGCTGAAGAGTAATCTTCTCTTTCATAAGATCAAGATTATAGTTAATGTCTTTGAGCTCTTCTTTGATTCGTGCACTGCGTTCCTTTAGGATACCATTCATCTTAGAGAAGATATTAATGTCTAATAGATCTTCTATCACGTCACGCCTGTGCCCACCCGGGAGCTGCATGAAAGGGATAAACGAAGATGAGCCAAGTACCACGATCTGGTGGAATGACTTATGGTTAAGCTTTAGGATATTCTGTTCAAGAAACTTCTGATAGTCCCTTGCCATAGATGATTGATTAATCATATTATCATTCTGATAGATCTCAAACCGATTAGGTTTAATGCCACGAATGATGTGAAACTTGTGTATGCCTATGTCAAACTTAACTTCAACAACACACAACTTATTGTTAATTGTGTTAACTAACTGCGGTTTATTAATATCACGATGTGGTTTGCCAAACAAAGCAAACGATAGTGCATCTAGTAGTGTAGATTTGCCCGCACCGTTTTGACCTACAATCAATGTAGTAGGTGATCGATCGAGCTGTACTGTGGTCATTTCATTACCAGTAGACAAAAAGTTCTGCCATGAAACTGACTTAAACTTAATCATTTACATGATCTCCTGGTTTTGTGCTTCAACATATAATCCACGCATCATATTCTTAATCCTATCTTTATCCAAGTCTGTAGTAACTGCATCTACATATGAGTCTAAAAGCGTAGTAGTGTCTTCGATAGAAATCGCAGAATCATCTACATTATCACCCATGAACTCATCAAAGGTTTCAGCAATCTTCAACTCATGTGTATCTACTGACTGAATACGGTCAATAAACTTATCAAACAGATATGGTTCAGACTTATTAACAACCACAACTTTAACGAACTTGTTTTTAAGATCGTCTACATTGTAATCATTATAACACATTTTGCGGTCATCGTACACTACTTTTTTGAATATAGTAATAGGATTACGCACAGGCGTAAGGGTACGTTTCTCGGTATCAAATATATGGAAGTGCTTAGGATCATCAGCATCTGACCATGTGAATTCCATTTGGTTACCGAGATAGTGTATTGCACCTTGATTTGATTTAGTATGGAAGTGACCAGACATAACTAACTCAAAGCGTTCAAACAACTCAGTACTCATACCGTGAGTATTTGGCATACCTTTCATCATATCGAAACCGACTAATTCAAGGTGAGCACCAAGAATAGATGCTTTACAGTTCTTTAGGAACTCTGTGTATTCAGCATAGTTCTCATTATTCATCCATGGAAGTACAGCAATAGAACAACCATCATAGTCTAATACTTTAGGTTTCATGATAATGTTTACATTAGATGTATAGTGACCTAATAGTTCTTTCAAAGAGCACAAGTCATTTGTATTCTTATAGAACACATCATGGTTGCCTGGAATGATATCCATATGGATACCCTCTGATCTTAGACGATCAAGGAATACCTTACGGTTAGAGTTAAGTGCTTTAAAGTTAACATACTTACGATGATCATAGTAATCCCCTAAATGAAGGATCTGTTTAATGCCATGCTCTTCTAAGTATGGAAAGAACACTTCGCTATAGAACTGCTCCTGATATTTAATGAATATATCTGATGAGTTACGAACACCGCAATGTGTATCGTTTAGTATTGCTATTTTCAACTTGTGACTCCACAATGATTAATCGTTAAGGATGTTCTTAGTAGGTGACCATCCTAACGCTAGTAAATATTCGACATCAGCCTGAGTGTGCATACGCTCACCAGGGGCTTCGCCTTCACGCCGTTCACCAGTAAAACCAAAAGCATCGGCTACGCTGGCGACCGGTGTGACATGGCCACTGCCGACATCGACTACATTATGTTTTATTATATCACAGTTTTCCATGATTGTACATACCCCATTTAACAAATCATCGATATGAATCCAGTCCCTATAATGATCCTTATTGATGTATTCAACGGTTTTTGCCTTTAAACGTTTGTACAACATGTCATCACGTCCAGGCCATACAGTATGGAACTTCATACCGATATTCTTAACGGTCAACATAGATGCCATTTCTTCAAGCATCTGTTTAGTACTAGCGTATGGATTTAGCCACCATTCATGGGCATTAGATGATGATGCATATATTACTTTAGTATCTGTGCGTTCACAGTATTTAAAGATACGACGAGACAATTCAACATTGTTCTTATAGTATTCTGTAGGTTCTCTAAATGACCTACGTACACCTGCAAGACCAGCAAGGTGAATAACCATATCGAAATTCTTTTGTTGAGTTTCCCACTCTATGTCGAGTAAATCACCTTCAAAGGTACCTACAACGATATCGCGTTTCCAAAGCTCATCAAGAAGTCTACTTCCAATATATCCTTCGTGTCCTGTTAATAATACTTTATGCGTCATTACTTTCTCCACTTTTCATTCACAAGTTGCGCTTTATGCAAAACGCTCATGCCTTGCATATATTCATCGGAAGTGAATTTCAAGAAAGCTTTTACATCCTTAGGGAAACAAGCTCCGCCATAACCACGTCCATCTGCACCAGGCACATCCATATGTGAGGTGCCTAATCTAGGATCAAGTTCAAGAAGGGCTTTAAGTTTACCCCAATTACCATCATATTGATCGTGTAGTTCATTCATGAATACAACCTTAGTTGCAAGGAAAGTATTCACTGCATACTTCATAAATGATGCTGTCCTTGCATCGGTTACATGTACATGCTTACCTAGGTTTTCAAACAAGTCTTCCCAAAACCATAAGGCTGAAGTAGGCTTACCACCTAGTATTACAATCTCATTAGTCCTAATATCCGAAGCTGCATTAGCTGCAGTAAGAAACTCAGGTGAGTATGTAACATTTGGCCTGAGTATATTTAATCTTCTAATGTACTCAGGATTAACAGTTGACTTTATCAAGATTGGTATATCTTTAGGTAATCCTTTTAGAATAGTGGTTATAATACTATGATTTACTATTCCGTCATCACCCGTAGGTGCAGGTACACATATGATAGATGGATTCGACGTGTCAACAGTCGGCTGCATGTCTTTAAAGTTAGGATCTATACGAACAATGTCGTATCCATTTTCTTTAAGGTAGTCAGCGTAAGCACCGCCTACATATCCATTACCAAATATATTAATACTAGACATATCAGGCTCCCATAAAAAGTTCGAGACCTTTTGCTTTTCGCTCTTTTTCAGCTAGCTTTTCAGCTTTACCGAATACCTTCAGCGAGTTGTCAACTTCACGGATTCTATCGATTCGCACACGAAGTTCTTCAACGAAAGCATGCTCTGATCCACCTACATGTGATCCAGTGTCTGCATCGCTATATGAAAGGAACTCATCGATACCAGCTCTTTCGATCCACTTAAATTTGATCTCTTGCTGCTTCTTCTCTTTGGCTATACGTCTTAAGAATGCATAGTAACAAATCTGAGTAAAGTATGCAAACGCATTAGGGTTACCCGTACGTGTAGCTGCTTCGATATTGTAGTTGGTAATTGCTTTAAGACAATTCTCGACTGCATCCATAACCATCTCTTCACGATAGGTATAACGGATAAAGTTAGATTTGTGCGATAAGCCTTCTGCAATCTTTAGAAAGCAGTGTGCGATATAGTCAGGAACAATGGGAAGCGCCGTCTCGGCATCTTGTGCCTCATTGACCTTACTTACATACTCAACAACTGTCAGAGAGAATTCCCTGTTGTTGACGTAATGTGGTTTATTCTTTGGTTTCATCATATACTCCTAGTATATCTTATTGTATTATTATAACACAATTCTAAGGAAATGTACACTATTTATTTTGTTTTATTTATTTTCGTTTATACCGCATTTAACTGTGTACAAAGCCGTCAAACTGTGGTATAATAAAGATGTTACTGCCGAGGGATAGAGGTACCATATGGTAGATTAGTGCATAGTATCATTATCCTCATCAATATTAAATCCGTCATCATCAATATATTCATCTTCACCTTCGTCGTCTTCGAATATTGGTATCGGTCGTACTTTGAACTTTAATGCAGTCCTGATGTAGTGTTCTTTAAACAGGTCGTTGCATGGAGTGGTTGCTACAATACTATTTATATAGATTGAAATGACGTTGTTATCTGACATTGGCATCCACTCGGTGAAGAAGAATGATTCGGTATCTCCTAACGTTGGCATCATATTGAGAGATAGTGGAGATTCTATTACGAGCCTATCCTTTTCCATAGCTCTAATCAAACCAACTACTTCGTCACCGGAGACTAACTTCAGGTGTTGTATGTTAATAGTATCTAATACATTTTCCATTATATGTCCACTTCATAAATTTTATATTTGAATTTTTCTTTACCGTAGATTTTCATCCGTTCGGCAGCGTGTAGTAATGTGTAGTTCTTCCTAGCTTTCCAACCAAGGTTATCAGCCAGGTCAAATAGCTTTGTTGCTTGACCATTGTCAGACTTGCGTAAACCACGTCCAATAGATTGTAACACTTTAATCTGTGACTTAGATGGACTTGCAAAGACAACATTGTGCAAGTTTCTAATATTGACACCAGTACTGAATGTGCCAAGTGATGCCACAATGATTGCATTCTTCTGTGTCTCAGTAATCTTTCGGATATCCTCACGTACGTCAGCACCAGTTTCACCTGACACATAGAAGATCTGTCTACGTTTATGCGACTTGTTCTTTATCATATCATACAAAGGTTTACCGTGCTTTTCTACATATTGAAACAATACAAGTGTATTACCTTCCTGATCTAATGCCAGATTAGTGATAAAGCTATTACGTTTCTCATATGCAACAATGTAGTCCATCTCTTCTTGGTACTTCTTTTTACCCCATGCTTTACGTATTTCATCTGGATATTTGAGTAGTATCATACTAATCTCTAATTCTGAGAGTGATCCTGCATCCATTAGTTTTTTAGTAGTAGTCACATAGTGAGCCGGTCCAAAGTGCCCTTCAAGTACAAGTTTATGTGTTTGTGTTCCATCAAGTGTTCCTGTAGTACCAAACCGGTATTCAGAATCACGCATTTTAGATAAAATTGATATGAGACTCTTTGCTTTAAAGTTGTGAGCTTCATCACCAAATACTGCACCAAACTGGCTAAACCAATCTGGTCCTAGCTTATATATTGACTGCCATGTAGATACGATAATCCGCTCTTGCTCAGCAAACTTAGGTCTACCTGAATAGATTCTGTGTATCATTTCTTCATTATCAAATGTATCATCAAATTGACTATAGTCACCAAAGTCACTATACATCTGTTGAACTAATGAAGTAGTAGGTACAATAATCAAGATTCTTTTATCGAATCGTTCTAAGAACCATCGAATAATAAGATAGATTATGAGTGATTTACCAGATGCTGTAGGTGATATAAGCAATGCGCGTTTCTTTGATAACGCATGGCTAACTGCATCTAACTGATAATCACGTGGCACAATTGCTTTACCATTAGATGATAAAGTCAAATCGTTTACCCAGCTCATATCGACTACGGAATTAGTACTAGGTACTCCGTAATACGCATCATGCTCTATTTCAATGTGGTAGTCACGTCCGGGTGTGGAGGCGAATTCTTGCACGTATGCAAATAATCCACCAGGTAGATCTCCTGATCTTACATCGAAGAGACGGATCTTGCCGTCCCACATTTTGTTCTTATATGAGGGCATGAATTTATACCCAGGAACAAAGAATGTAAAGAAATCAGATATCTCGTTGGCAATACCTGGATCTGTATCGATCGTTAGGTATGCATGATTCTTCTTCTTTACGCGTATTACTTCGGACATTATTATGCACCTGATTCAAATTTGCGCCAGTCTATTGCGTTTTTAATACTAGAATGCCTCCATCGAATATTGTTAATTATCTCTTCAAGGGTTTCCTTGATAGTAGTAATATATTCGAGTCGTGCTTGGGATTCTTGGATATGGGGATCAGCGTCATAATAATAATTCATTTCGCCTTTTAATATCTTGAGTCCGTTCAATGCATCGTATTCCCAGCCAAGGTCATCGATCTGATCCTTAGTGAGTTTACCATTGTACCAAAGCCACTTGTTTTTAAGCAGGACTTTGAATTCCATATCTTTACGTTTAAGCTGGAGTTTTGTTGTTGTGAGGAGTTCTAGATACTTAGCATGGAGTTTAGCAGAATCTATTGATGCCTGGTCTAAACGAAGCTCATCTATCTTTGAGTCTTCTTTCCACATGTCTAAGATTTTTTCGATATTCAACATAATAATCACCATTCATATTATAATATAGGGGGTTTACAGCTTTATTTATACGGCCTTAAATTTGAAGTATGAGTACACAAAAGTGACAGATGCTGTCAGATATGTGATATCAGTTGCAGTTGCATCAAAGGGCAATGAACTAAGGTTAATAGGATACGCATCAATAAACTGTATTTCGTTTGTAACGTTATTCGAGCTATTCATTACTTGCAGCGTGACGTCACGTTCCTTGCGAACACCGGTCTCAGCCTCAGTAACCATGCCTAGGATCCAATCATGAATCTCTTTATAGTTGGTCAGGTTTTCATCTACTAGAAATGTTAAATCAAAAGGCATGTACTCAACTTTATCAGGAGTCATGTTTAGATTTCTTTTAGGTGTATTCAACACAGCAGGGCTGACACTAATATCAGGCAATGCGATTGTTTGAACCATGTACTGAGCATTCGGATATTTCTGTGAATCGATCACAAGTCGGAAGCCAGATGGTGTAAGGAAAGAAAGGTTCTCTACTAGTGTAGAAGTTGCCTGTTCTTTAAAATTGATAGTAGTGGTATATGGCATTGTGTTACTCCGTCATTATACACTTATTTATAATGAAAAAAAAGGGCAACCCGAAGGCTGCCCAATTTGTTACTCTAGGGTTTAGGGATTAACCTTCGCCTAAGATGTTTGTTACTTTGAAGATACGGTAATACTGGTTAGCACGATCGGCACCAGTGTTATCGCCTGCAGTAGAACCAACGAATGGGTTAGCAACCATACCGTAGCGAGTCTTAAAGCCGATTTTTGGCTGGAAGGAATTCTCACCAACTGCACGAACCATTGTTAATGGAACATATGGGCAATAGAAGATACCAGCATCGTATGCGTTTGTACCTTTATAACCGATGTTTACATAGTTAACAGCAGCGTATGGATCGATGTACACTTTCATGCCACCGTTCAATGTACCAGCAAAAGTGTTGCCAGCGTCATCTACAGCTAGATTACCATTTACAGCAAGAGCTGGAGTGTAATCAAGAACACCAGAAGCAGATAGTGCAGCAGCCACATCTGAAGAACAGATTAGGAAGTTACCCTTACCGCGACGAGTTTCACGTGCAATTACATTAGCTTCACGCTGGATTTGTACCAACAAGCCTTTGTACTTCTCTACAGACCAACGACCGTCAGCATCTGTGTTAAGATCAAAAGTTCCGGCAGTTGTTAGGTCACCTTGTTGTGCGCCCAATTTAGCTTTCATGTTGATCGTACGGATAACTTCGCGGTTGATTTCAGCAAGAATTTCTGCAGACAAGATGTTTGCAAGTTCTGCTTCAGCGTCTAGACCGTGCACAGCTTTAAGATCTTGTGCAAGTTCCATTGTGTACTCAGCTTTCAAAGCACGAGACTTTGCAGTCACAGTAGCTTTTTCGATTGAGAACGCCATTTCAGGGAACGCGTTTCCAGCAGCATCGCCAAGAGCTTCAGCAGTTGCTGTAGCCATACCGGTACCAGGAGCGTATTCCGCAATAGTATCAGAGTCGTTACCAACAGAACCACCAGAAGCAGGATCATCTCCAGCAAAAGGATCGTTGTTGCCAGCGTCTGCAGAACCAAGGTCACCAGAAGCGGCACCAGAGAA